GAGCTTCATCCATTGCCACGCGGAGCTGACAAAGCCCACCATCGATCGATACACAATTTCGCATAATGTATACAACGTGGCGGTTATCAAAGCCCGTGACCGCCGCCTGAGCCTTGTGGGGCAGGGCGAAGCCAACGGCAAGGCACAAGGCCATCGCGGTCGCCGCTAAGCGCTTCCAGAAAGCGCGCTCCGGCGAAGTGAGCGCCGCACGCTTCATGATCTCAATCGCCTGTTTTTCAGGCTCCGGATGCCCTTGGATACGGAGCGCATCCGCCACCACCCACACCTGTGGCACACGCCTGCCCATGCGGTAGTGGCCGATTGCGCCATCCGTAATTCCCAGCAGCGGCGCCAGCTTTGAATAGCTCTCGACCTTGGCCGCTACGCGGGTCCGCTCAAAGAAGTCATTCCAGTCCATAGCCGCCTCGAGTTCGTGTACGGGTGTAGCCTACAGGTGTTGACGCCTACGGATGTAGGCGCGTATAAAGCCCCATCGCCTACGTCTGTAGGCGATCCCGCCACCGGCACCCCAAGGCCGCTGGCGGGTTCTCTTGGGGCTTGGGGTAGGGGAGCAGGGATGATCGATCCGTTCATTGCCTTCGTGCTGCTGGCGGCCATCGTGGCCGTATCCATTGGCAGCGCCAAACTTGTCTCGTGGTGCCTCGACCGGCGTGGGGAGTCCGCCCGTCGCAGCGCACACGAAGCGGCCTTCGTAGCCCAGGCACGCGCCGAACTGGCCGCAACGGGCTGGACCCCAAATCACGAAACGCTGTATCAGGCCGAAATCGCCGCCACCAAGCGCGGCGATCTGCTGGCAGCAGCCGCGTTCGCCGAAGAGCAGGAGCGCGCCGCATGAGCAGGTTTCCTTCATTCGCCGAACTGGCCGAGTTCGATATGGGTCTTGCGGGGTGCGCCGCGCTCATCGCCGTTTGGCTGGGAGTGGCATTGCTCTCCATCGTGATCGAGCAGGCGTGGCTGGGGCTTCGTCGCCTGTGGAAGCTCGGCAAGGACCGCTCCAATGGCCGGTGATCGCGCGGTGCTGGCCGGGTCGGCACTCCCCTCGTCTAACAGGGGAGTCAGTGAATTCAGGAACGCCGATGGAACCCTGACGGTCGGCATTGACTGGTTCTCCGCTTCCATCGATCTGCGCGCAGCGCTGGACGAGGTCGCGTTCCGTGATGGCGACAGCTTCGAAGAGGTCCGCCAGTGGATCGAGTTTTCCCCGGAAAACGCACGTATCGCGGCCCTGCAGGTGTTCTGCTGGTTCTTCGCAGGGCTGGGCCTTGAACTGGATGAAGCAGCAGGCGGCGGTCGCTTCTACACGTGGCGAATCAAGATCATCGACGCGGCCAAGAAGTTCGTCGGCATGATCGAACTGGGCGGCGAAGAGTGCCGCCGCGCCGATGGCACGTATACCGCCCGCATCGAGCTAACCGGTGATGGATGCAAGGCGATAGGCGCAGCGCGCTGCGGCCATGCGCAGCGGTGGCTGGAGCTTCGAGCGAAGCTCGAAAGCTGCGCCGGAAGGATCACCCGTGTTGACGTGTGCGCCGATGACCTGGTGGGCGAATACCCATTGCGTTTGGCTCAGAAGTGGTACGCCGCTGGAGAGTTCGACAACCGAGGTCAGCGCCCTAAAGCCCAGCTGGTGGACGACTACGACAGCGGCGACGGCAAGACGCTCTATATCGGCGGCAAGAAGTCCGAAAAGCAGCTGCGCGTCTACGAGAAGGGCAGGGAACAGGGCGATAAGAGTTCGCCTTGGGTGCGCTATGAGGCGCAGTTCCGCAATTCCAACCGCAAGGAACTGCCGCTCGACATTCTGCGTGATCCGGCGTCCTACCTGCTCGGCGCCTATCCAGTCCTGTCCTTTCTGCGCTGCGTTGCCACGCGCATCGAAATCACGAAAGCCGCCGTTGAAGCGACGTGGAAGAGCGTCCGTCGTCACATCCGCCGCCAGTACGGCGCGGCCCTCAATTTCATCGCCAAAAACTGCCCTGACGATCAGGCGTTGCGGGCGGTAATCGAATCCTGCACTTCGCCATCGCTGCCGAAGTGGGTAACAGGCGACACAGCAGCGCACTGGCCCGAAATCGCGGCCGTACAACCAACCTCAAAGGGGTAACGAAATGATCAAGGTCACCGTACTGGATTCGCAGATCAACGAGCGTGGCGGCAGCTTCACCAACGACCGCAACGAGAACGTTGAATTCACCACCCGCAAGCAGCGAGCCAAGCTGGAGGCGGACGGTTTCGCCTATCCGTTCGACGTGCGCCTGGACAAGGGTCAGCCGGGCTATCAGGCGGGCGAGTACGAGCTCGACGTCCCGGCCATGCTGCAGGTCAACAAGGGCGTTGCAACCCTGAGCAAGTTCACCGTGCTGCGCCCGCTGTCGAAGGCGCCCGTGCGCCCGGCTGCTCAGGCCTAAGCCATGGCCGTGTGCGTGTCTCTGACAGCTGAGGGGACGCTTGTACCCACCGGGGAGCCTGCATCGCAGTGTGGTGGGTATGTGCTTGTGTCGGCGGCAGAACACGCACAGGCCTCAATCCTCATCGATCTATTCCAGTGGCCGGAACCGGAAGTGGCCGCTGGTTGGTTCTCGGGGGTGTTCTCGCTGGTGCTCGCACTCAACGTGCTGGGCTACATCGTGGGCGCCGTCGTGAAGTCGGTCAGTACAGAGCGGGATTGACCACCCCATCCAACGCGCAAAACGCGCATCACAGAAGGAGTATTGCAATGGATTTCGACAGCATCCTGACCGGCCTCGCAGTCACCAGCGCCGTGAGCGCCATCATCGGTGCGGGCGCACTGAAGGCCTCGCCGGGCTTCGCCCGCTGGGCCACCAACAAGGTCGCGAACTTCTTCCGCTGATAGCGGAAGAGTCGCACCGGGTAGGGGCTGGGAAACCGGCCCCGATTCCTATGCAGCCCCAGTTTGATGACGTCAACGTCGATGAGTGCCAGGACGACTGGTGCCCCGAGTGCGGCGGCGATGACGTGATCGTTCTGGATGACGGCAATCTGTGGTGCACGGAATGCCGGTTGGTCATCGACTACTAGGGGGATGGCGATGGACTTTAGCGGCGTATTTCTCGGGCTTTCGGTTGCACAGGCGCTGGCAGCAATTGTGGGTGCAGGCACGCTATTGACCCTTCCTCTCTTCGGGCGCTGGTGCGTCGAGAAGATCGCAGGCTTCTTCGAGGATCGGGAAGAGCTTGACGCCGACGAGCATGCCGACGATCAGGCGGGCGAGGTCGATGAGGCCGTATGCGACGAAGTGGGGCACGAGTTTGACGGCGGCGAATGCGTGTTCTGCGGCCAACCACAGACGGAGTATTGACGATGCTTGTGTGCATGGTATTTGCGTTCATTGGTGGCCTAACAGGTCATGCTGTTGCCTTGGCCTTTAATGAGGCCAGTCAATGACTCGTGTCTTGCTGCTTGGCTTCTTCTTGATGGCCGGCCTGTGGCAATCAGGCAACGCCAATGCCCAGTCTATTCAGTGCAGCCAATCTGGTTCCTGTGATCAGGGAGAGGCTTTCGCCGAGTGCATGAACGTCAAGCCAGCGAACAACAACATCATCTCTGTAAGCCGTCGAGTCTGCCATCTCCGGCAGTCTGTGCCAGGTGCCGGTTATTACTTTCTGCAGTACTGGGGCCTGAACAGTGAAGGGACAGAGGTGGGTCCGTACGCCTTGGGCAATTTCAATTTCGTTGGAGTTTGCTCAGGCCGCCCCGAGGAAACTAGCTGGAGAGGAGGGGGCAGCGCTGGCCTTGACAGTGTTTGCAGCAATGGTTGTGCCTACAGTGGCTCGCTCTATGCACAGTCCCCGACTGGGCGTCTTTTCACGCCTACTGGCGCTACTTGCACCACTAACGACCACCCGGCCCCAACCACGCCCGATCCGGGAGAGGGTGGTGGAGACGGCGGGGGTGACGGTGGCGGAGATGGTGGTGGAGATGGTGGGGGAGAAGGTGGTTGAGATGGTGGTGGAGGCGGTGGGGGGGATGGTGGG